GGGGGAGAGGCCGCAAACGATAACACGCCAGAGCCGTTAGTGACCAAGGCTTGACCGCTACTCCCTGCCGAACTAGGGAGAGTCAAAGTAATATCTGCTGTAGCCGCAGGGCCAATAAGGGTAACCTTGTTACTCCCGTTATCGGAGTCCTCAAAGAACTCAAGAAACCCTGCGCCTGTCGCGCCGTTCTTTAGTTGTATGCCAGCGTTAGCTATGGGCGTGGTTAATACAGGGGTTGTTAGCGTCTTGTTGGTTAGCGTCTGTGTCGCCGCAATACCCGCCAGAGTATCCGTAGATGCTGGAAGGGTAAGGGTTACGTTACCTGAGAATGCAGAGTGTGCGGGCGCTTGGACTTGAGCATAGTGCGCGTTGTTTGACTCGCAATAGAATTTAACTGTTGACCTAGTTCCGCCATTCTTGATTGATATATTGCCTGATTCAATCTCTACTAGACCAGCTATTACAGCCTTGACTGTACCAGTTGGTATCTCAATAACGTCTGCCGCCGCGTCGTTCTGAATGGTGACGTCGTTAGTTGATCCTTGCCCCGTAATCATCAGGCCGTTGGCGCTTGTATAACCAATGGCCGCGTTATCACCAGCAGATGTGGTTGCCGTGGCCTCTACGGTTGTTCCTGTAATTACGCCGCCGGAGGTGATTGCTCCAGAAGTGGTGAGTGCCGCCATCGTAGTGGTGCCAGTCAAATCTAAATCGACGAGAGCGTCCGCGACTGCGGCGCCAGAGCCAGCGCCGTCAAGATAAACAGCTTTCAAAGCGCCATTAGCTATGTTGACAGTGGCTCCAGACCCCTGTTTTATTGTAATAGTGCGGTTTCCTGTAGTCGCATTTTCAATAAACATTACTCGATTAAGAGTATTGGGAGCAATTGTCAGAACCCTTGTGGTGCTTAATGTGGCCCCAGATGTCACTTTAAAGTAAAAAGATCTAGCTGGGTCACTAGCGCCGTCTGCAACTGTAGTCGTAGCGTTTGCGTCCGAAGCAAAACAATTTTGAGTACCGAACCCCAAAGCTTCGCCAATAAACTCTAAATTACTATTAGTTGTTGTGCCCCAGCTACCAGAACCCTCTCCAGTAGCGAGCTCTGTAAGTCGCAAATTATTAACGTATGTTGCCATTCTATGTGTCCTCTGTTATCTATCAACCACGCTGTAGCTGGGCACCTGTGCGGTGTCTATTAACCCCCAAACAGGCATTTTGACCATCGTGTTAGCTGTCATAGCAATGCCCGCTGGATATATGTTTGCATCCGCTGTAATCGTCACAGATCCGATAGAGAAAGTTGCAGAAACGCCCACTGGCACCTCTACAACCTCATTTTCTAAGACTATAACGGAACCGACGCTTGCAGTAAAGCCGACGCCTGCTGGGTAGTATTTACTACCCGGATCTATCGCAAGGGCACCAACAGCCGAAGTAATGGCGCCAGCAGAGGTTAAATTGATGGGGATTGTTGCGCCCCAAGGGCCATCGCCCCACGCTTCTCGACCCCAACCGCTAATGTCTGTCGTGTTTGGCGCGGCGGCGCCCACACCAATTGTCATTCCAGCGGGTGCCGTGATGTCCACTGTGCCTGCGGCATTCCAGCCGCCAGAGCCCCAGCTTTGTCGTCCCCAGCCTGTTAAGTCAGACACGCTTAACCGCCTAAGTCAGCTTTTGCTGATCTTAGGTCCGATTGAATTTTAATTAAACTTGTTTTCGCAGAGCAAGGCATATCTGGATTCTCTAGCAAATGTCTTAATTCGTCTAGCGAACGATTTATTTTACTTAAAGTTTCGCCCACTGCTTTCAAATGTAAAGCCATTATACACCTACGCGACCTCTTGCAAACCTTGAAATTTTCTGTCCAAGATTCTGCGAACCTTAGAGTAACTTATGTCCTTCGCGCATTCGTGCAGAGAAGCAACTTCTCTGGCAATCCTTTTGGCGCCAAGACCCCTATCTCTCAAGCTATAAATAGTAGATAGAACCTCTTGCTCTTCGGGTATCTCAACAAGCCTAGTGCGGGTCTTGTTGCCATGCTTTTCCTTCTCTTTTCGATATCCGAACGGTGCGCTACCGCCAATAAAATATCCCCGTGACGCCCAATCTACCTTGCCGTCACCAAATCTGTCCTTGATTGTAGAGTGCTCGATCTCAGCCACGGCTGATAACACCATCAACATAATCTGATTAGCCATCTCGTTCATGTCGAATTTGCTTCGCAGACCCTTCTGACCTTCTGGCTTCGGATAAACTATCGGAACCTCACCAAACTGCTCGCAAAAGAACAGCGTAATACCGATATCCTGTAGCACAGGTATTATAGCTAAAAGGTCGGCGCTTGAGCGAGACAAACGATCCAACCGAGTGCAAATAACAATGTCGTTCTGATCGATTACGTCAGTCAGACCACGGGATCCTTCTCTTTCGAGTATGGGCATCGTGCCGGACACGCCGTCGTCAACAAAAAAATCTGTAACCTGACGGTTGTACTTTTCTTTTACGAACTCAGCTATCTGCTGTCTCTGAACATCAATAGAAACTCCGCTACGAACCTGCTCTTTCGTTGAAACGCGAACGTAGCCATAGATGTTATTGATCTGCTTGAGCGGCTTGATCATGCAACCTTCCTCTCTCGGCACTTGTAGCCGTAATCTATAAGCTCTTCGTAAAGACGCTCCCAGTTAATATCGAGCGGGCGCCCGTTAGTTGATCGGTCAGCAAACAAAACAGCGTCGCCCTTGACTAGCTCAACGCCAGCGTAGTTCTTGGGCACTCCGTCATAGATAATTTCTATCCCATGCAACTTGCAGACTCGACGAACGCGGTTTGCAAAGACTTTCTTGAGCCTTGCAGTCTCTGATACGCTACTCACGCCACTAGCTCCACGGTATTGTATCCAAAGTCATTGTTAGCTAGAGCCTCCTCTAAACTTCCAATACCGCCAGCCCTTATCCAAGACCGCACAAACTCCCGCTTAGTTTCGTCAGGAGCATTGAGTTCCTTCATATATGCATCAATCACATCGGCATCCACATCCACCGTAAATTCAATTTTTATTTTCATATCACGCAACCTCCTTCCCAATAAATTCATTCCAAAGCTTCAGGCCAGTCTTGCTCTTGGCGCAGTCATCAGCAATCGTGATTAGATACAAAGCCAACTCCGCGTTCTTGCCTGTCGCAACATCCACTAGCTCCTCAACATCCATATCAACCTTGCCTGCCGCATTCTTGAATATCGGCGGTAACATCATTGCCACGTTGGGAGGAACCTCATACTTTTTTGCAAACACATTTATCTTACCAACTAAAACACTCATCACAATCTCCTTAACTAAGACCCATTATAGCACATATCGTGTCGTTGTGCAATTGCGAATACAAAACGGCCAGCGAAAGCTGACCATTTTTCCTAAACATTTTTACTTTGAAGCAAAGTGAAGATCGAAGCTGTAGTACGGCTCGGCGTATCCCCAGTCTCCGGTCACATCAAAGGAAGTGCAGATTCCCCACTCGTAAGGGCCATCTTCCCAAGTTACCGACCAGCATTTAGAGCCAGTGTATTCAACCTCCTCGCTGGGAGATCTAAGGATCGGGCCGTAGTCGGTGTTATAGCCAGCCTTCTTGGCGTAGGCTTTAAGTGCCTTATGAAATCCCTTGGCGGCGCCCGCGCAGGTCTTGTACTTGCTTGGATCGAAGCCGTTTAGTACAGCGAACGTAGTGCCGCTGGTTGGATCTGAACATTTAGCGTGAAACATAATTTCTCCTATGCCCCCTTGGGGGCGGTTCGTCCGCGCAAAAGGGCGTGGATTAACTTCGCCTCTTTGCCTTTGATTTTTGGATCTTTCTTGATGGCCTTATCGACCGCCTTCTTGTTGTACTTAGCCATCACGCCACCTCCTCATCTTCTGCGTAGTGAGCCACTGCCTTCGAGGGGCGCTTGTAAAATCCAAACTTTGGATCATCCTTGCTTGGCTCAAGCGTTGCGGTGAACTCAACAACGTCTCCCTTGCTGACGCAACTAATTGCGTTAGGGACTGTGCCGAACACCTTGAACCCAGAGTCGTCCTTTACCAACATTTTGTGAACCAACGTGTTGTAGGCATAGCCATCGACGGTCTTGGTCATCAAGACCTTGCCTTTGACTGCGACTCGACCAGTCGGAACAGGCGCCGCGATCTCGGCTTCTGCCGCCCACTTGGCTTCTAACTCGGCCTTTCGTGCATCAAGCTCAGCATTACGCTTCGCCGCCTCTGCGACTCGCTTCGCCTCCTTGGCCTCGCGCTTCTCAGCAGACTTGGCTCGCGCCTTTGCCCGCACCTCTGGGGAAGTGCTGTAAACAGCCACACCACTTCCTCCGCACTTAAAGCAAACACCATTCATAACGTGAGCAAAAGCCCAAATGTAACCGTTGCCTGTTGAGCACTTCGGGCAATCTTCAGTATATTTAGCCATCTCATTTCTCCAATTGATTAACTACATTGCTATAGTCTCACATATCGTGTCGTTGTGCAAGTGTTTGGACAAATAAAACAAGATTATTTCTCGGTCTTCCAGATCGTAATCTCTCGAACGCCGTCAACCTTTTCTGTGCGAGTTACAACCTTGCACTTTGGATCTGACTGGCGAATCGCGGAGGAGATCTTTTGCTTCTCAAGATCGTCTTTGACGATAACGCAGTCGCCGTACTCCATAAAATAAACGAATCCATACTTCCTAGATCGACCCTGCCTTGCTGGGATTGGCTTGTTTTTGATAATTTCCATGATTTTCTCCTTATCGAATTGAATTTAGTAGGGCTACTGTCCAGTATTCACCGGGCTCGTAATCGTAGTTTTCATCGCTAGTATTAATCGTATATAAAATTTAAATGTACCCACGAAAAGCTGTCGATCAGATACTCTTTGACTTCTTTTTTAGTCATCTTATCGAGAGCATCGAATTCAAAAATGAGCAGACCCGTTTCGGAATTCGAGAACCAAAAATCTTCTTTCAATGATAAATTCACGACACCGCTAAAAACTTTGATGTCACAAACATACTTCATCCGCTCTTTACCTAAAATTCGTTTGATCCAGTTGGCCGTGATCATATCTGTATCTCCTTATCGAATTGAATTTAGTAGAGCTACTGTCCAGTATTCACCCGGCTCGTAATCGTAGTTTTCGTCGCTAGTATTAATGTGAGTCGCGTAATCGTATCGCCCCTCAATCCAGACAACGGCCTCCTCGCCATAGTCCTTTACCGCACACTCGATTGCGTCTCGAATGACCCTCATTGTGACTACGCCATCGTAATAGTTATAATCCCTGTCGATGTCTGCCTTGGTGGTGGTAGCTATTACCCAGCCTTCCGTCTTAATAAATGGGTAGGACTTAGACGCAGTTTTCTTAACCTCGCCTCTGGCTTCTCTTCGTGCGTCTTTAATTCGCTCAAGAATGCTTGGCGCCTTTTCTGCTACATTTTTCACACTAGTCTCCTAGCCCCCGAGGGGGCGGTTGGTTTTTAAGCGATCATCGCTCTCTTGGTTGAGCCGACTTGGCTGTTGAGTGATACCTTCTTTCCTTTTGCGTAACCCGCGTTGTAAGCGTTCTGCGATACGCTGTAAGATCTTCCTGCGCTGTAGCTTAGATTGAAGCGCTTGACGATCAGGTCTTTCTTAACAACAACAAGATCTGTGCCAGTCGTCGCGTTGCTGAGCTCTTCTTCTCGCTCCGACTTGATGTCCTTGCATCGCTCTAAAATTGCGAATACCACCCCCATCTTGAAACTGTTGCGATCACGGCGCGATCCATCAAACTTTTTAGCGAGCCTCTCGGTGACAGCGACCAAGTAGTCAAACATCAATAACGCAACCTGAGTGTCTTCGGGCGTGCCGCAAAACTTTATCTCGTTGTCTCGCTTAGTCGGCAACGTGCTTGTCAGATAAGAAGCTGACCACGCCAGCGTCCATACCCAGCTAGAGTTTCGACCCTCGCCAGTCTCGGCGGCCACCATGTCGTCCTTCTTGATAGTCTGCGCGGTGAGCTCGGCGTACTGAATGTCGTACTTTCTCATCATGCTCTCGGCGCGTCTCAATGCTATCGACGCCTCGTTCTCGTTAGATGCGGAGTGCTTAGCCATAGCCAACAGCTTCTGCACTCTATCTAATAATTTCGCTCTATCGTTCACACTAGTCTCCTAGCCCCCTCGGGGGCGGTTGGTAATTAACTTATCTAAAGATACAGCAGGCTTAAGACGTCAAGTTACTGATCAAATAACCTTCACCAAATTTATTGGAGCGCCCATGATTTCGCGCTGTGCTTAAACTTTTCAAGTATGGCTAACTCTAGCTGTATCTTTAGAAAAATTAATTCTTTCTCAACAGTTCCCATTATACATGGATCGTGTCGGTGTGCAACAGTTTGCACAAATATAATTAGACTATGAAGTAATAAGAATTGATAGTTATATAACTAATGGTTCTAACTAGGATGTGTAAATAAGTGTACAACGACATGATATGTGCTATTATATCCATGTAGTTAATTGATTGAGGAGATACAGCATGATTAGACTAAC